CTGTACTAGAATTAATTGTAACTGCTGTTGGATTTGTAGTACCAGTATTATAGATACCAGCAACATCATATATGTCTGACAGTGCTAGTGTGTCTTTACCACCAATTGTTGTATTTAAACCACCAGCAGAACCAGTACCTAAGATCTTTATTGAGTAACCAGATAATGTCTTAGTTTTTTCTGTCTGAGTATTTTCATTAATACCAGCAATGATAGTTACTGTTGCAGCAAATGACGCATCATTAATGTTAAATGTTGCTTGATGAGCTGCACCTGAAACTGGAGTTGATAATGTAATAGATCTGCTTGATGATGCACGGAATGGAATGACTGAACCAACAGATAAACCAGTTGAACCGGCATTTGAAATCGCTGTAATCACAGCATGATAGTATGTATCTTTTAATGTATCAGATAAAGAACCAGATCCACCAATAAATCTTTCCAAACCATTTGCTGTTGATATAGAAGCAGAACCAGAAGTAAATGCTACTGAAGTAAATGTTCTTTGAATATCATAATCAGACTGTGTTGTATTTGAACTATCTCTAATTGTTTTTACATAGTCATTAGGTACTTTAAATACAAGACCTGGACTATCAGCACCTGATAAGAATGCATCTCCACCAGATGAAGCACCAATTTTAGATGCAACATCGATGTTAGCACCAGATGTTGGTGAAGCTGAATTGATAATAATAGATTCAGCATCTTTAAAGAATTTACCTGAATCCATTACGATATCAAATAAGTACATCTTATAGATCGCTGAAGTTCCAGGGGTACCAGAAACCCAACTTATAAATCTGACTTTTGCTGTACCAAGTTTAGTTGCTGAACTAGATACTGATGTTCTTACTGCATTATGTATCTCAACAGATGAATATGCACCTGAAGAAGCATTAGTTGAGAATGCTCCAAACATACTTGTAACATATACATAGTTACCGTATGATGTTATTACATCAATATTATCTGTTTGTTCTGTATCTCGTGCTCTATCTAAAGTAAGGAATGTTTGATTGATTGTACCAAATTCATAACCTTTAACATATGCTTTACCTGGATCAAGAGCTACTGTAAACTTAGTTGAATCAGAAGGATCTGAAACGTCGTCTGAAATTTGTATAGGCCATTTTTTAACTGTGTAATCGCCTGACTCGTCGTATGTTCTACGAGCAAGTTCTTTACCGATCTCTGAGTATACGGTCTTGTCTTGGTTAACTACAAGAGCTCCATCAACTACACGAGCGATCTCAATGAAGTTATCAACATCATCAGCTAAATCTTTAACTGTTAATGTTAAAGATGCAGCATAACGATCTGCGCCAGGAGCTGCATAGTTTGGTGAACCTTGAGCGCGATCTAAAATAGATGAATCATCATCTGAAGTAATTATTGATTCATTTAATACTAAACCAATATTCTTTGATGAAGTGTTTGCATACTTGTCAACATTAATTGTTTGTGCTTCTAAATAGATAAACTTGCCGTCAACAAAGAAGATTCCTGAGTCGATAGAGAATACCATTGCATCGCTGAATGGTGATGTGTTTTGAATAGTTGCAGTGTAGGCTGTACCTGGAGAAGTAACAATATTTTCACCAGCTGTAAATTCAGTTCCAGAAATAATCTTAACTAAAACAATCTTTGGATCAGTTGCTGTAATATCAGCAATAGATTTGACTATAGCTATAGTTCCAGACGTCGATCCAGTAATAGTCTTACCAATAAAGTTTTGAAGATTAACTGTAGTTCCAGAGTAAGTTGAAGCCAACTTAATTGAAAGAAGATTATTATCAAATAATCGTGCTCCACCAGTAACAATAGATCCATTAGTAAATACATGTTTACCAAATCTATCGATCTGATCTTGGATCTGTGTTTGAAGTTGAGTTAACTCCCTAGCTTGAACAGCATATCCAGGACGGAATAGAATACGATGATAATTCTTAGTTCCATCAAAGTCGTCATAGTAGGGATTGGTATTAAAATTAAGTGCCATAAATTACTCTTCCAATTGATTTTATATATTTATATTGTTAGAACCGTTCTTACAGTAATAATTTGCTCTGCTGTAGGAGAATATGGTTCTCTTACTGAGAAGAACAAGAAGTCACCTGAGAACTGGTCGATTGTTCGTTCTGAAACACTTGTTACGATAATATTTTGAGGTACTAATGTTGGATTTGGTATATTTCCGCCTTCTGTAGGATCAGTTACTAGTGTATCACCAATACTAACAGTAAAGTTATTAAACACTGATAATAAGATCTGTGTATCTGTAAAGTCTACTACACGATACTTCTTATATCCATCTTTTAATAATAACATGTCATATTGAAGTAATGCTGGATCAAAAGTTCCTGTAACAAGAACACAACCTGAACCAATATCATCAGTAAATGTTCTATTAGAACCAAATTGCTTAAAGTTACGAACAAGACCTACCTTACGATAGTCATTGTTGATCTCGATACCTTGATTCTTATCTCGCGAAATAGATGTGTAGAATACGATTGAGTTTGCATTTAGCTCGTCGATAGCGTTTGAACCGTGTCCACCTAATGGAGACATAATAGCTCTTGCTACAGCTCCTGTAGCACCAGTATTACCAGTGATAACAACGTCTGTCCATGTATAACCAGAACCAGGATTAGTTATAACTACTTTGGTTACTCTACCACCAGAACAAACAACATCTGCTGTAGCTCCAATACCATCTCCTAAAATAGTAGCAGTTGCACCACCATAACCAGTACCTCCATCAACTACTTTAATAACTTCTATTGTACCTGGAACTGCAAGTAATTCTACGTTTGCTTGTAATGTATCAACATTACCAACCGAGAAGTCTGCGACTAAAACAGCTCCTGAACCTGATCCAGATGAATCAACGATCTCAATGTTTGCATTTGTATATCCGATACCAGCATCATCGATACTATAACCAACGATCTCACCACCAGTACCAAGAATTGCGGTTGCTGTAGCATTTCCGGATGTTAATGTTAAAGTATGATCTGAACCAATTCCGTCTGTTAGATTGATATAAGTTCCATTTGTAGCATTTATTGATGATGTTGCAAGTTGAAATGAATCATCATCTACTTTAATAACATAATATGTATTTCCGTCAGTTAGATTACCTATAGATGTTCCACCTCCATTATCATAAACAACTGCGTCTCCAGTAACTAATCTATGACCAGTATAACTTATGATTTCAGTAACATCATTAAGATCTGATGCAGCATCAAATGTAATTTGAGGATTTGATATTGTGACTAATGGAGTAGATGTGTATCCATTTCCAGGATTTGTAACACTTATTAGTGTTACCTTACCACCACCTATAGAAGCTTCTGCTTCAGCCTGTGTTCCAGTGCCTGGAGCATCAATTGTAACCGTTGGAACTTCTGCATATTTAGATCCAGTTAAACCTATAGAAACTGAATATAAACTATCAATTCCAGGAGAAATGACTAATGATATTTCTGCCTCAGTTTTTTCAATAACAGCGGTTAATACCGCATCTTTACCTAGATAAGTTAATTCTGCAGAACCATTTGTAACTGCTCCAGATGTATGAGTTGGTCCACTAGTACCAGTTGTTCCACCTAATGTGACTTCATAATATCTACCGCTATATTTAAGAATATCACCTAAAACTGCCGTAGTTAATGTAACCCAATCATCATCTTCGGTTATTGGAACATCTGCAGTAACTGTTGGTTGATCTTGATATCCATAACCGCCATCAATTAAAGACACAACACCAACAGCATCACCTGATAATACGCATTCTGCTGTTGCAGTAGTACCAGCATATCTTAACTGTGTCCCGCCGTTTGTAATAGTTCCTGATGTATGAATAGGACCTGAAGTGCCTAACTTAGTACCAGATAAAACATAATAGAAATTTGTTTTTAATGTTGCTGGATTTAAATAGCTTACATAACTACCTAAAGGAACATCTCCAGCAGATGACCATGTAATAGAATTTGAAAATGGAGCAGAAATTGTAATATTTGGAACAGACGTAAATCCTTCACCGCCATCTGTAGTTGTAATGGAACTAATTAGATATGGATTAAATTCTTTATTACCATCACCTGTAATAATAGCACTTGTAGTGGCAGGATTATATCCACCTCCACCATTTTCAATAGCAATATTATTAATAGCTCCTGAAGAGTAAAATTGATTTTTAAGTGCTGTTGAAACAGGCATATATGCAGATGATAAGAATCTATTTCTTAATGAAACAGGAATACCATACATGAACTTCCATTTGTATCCATCGCCAGTCTCAAATATCTCTGTTGTAGTACCTGTAGGCATATAAGTCGATGGAGCATTATCATTATTATCAATACACTTATAAACATTGTACTCGTTTGTTAGTACATAGAAATTTGCGTCTTCTAAGCGAACAGCACCAGAATAGGCTGGACCATAGCCATATCCAGTTGTGGATTCATAAGCATCATCATACATATCATAAACAGTGCCAGTATTCCAATCAATTCTTCGTGCAACATATGAAACATCAGAAGGTTTAATTAACTTGGCAGTTAAAATGTCTCTACGAACATGAAGTTCATAACGGAAGTTTTCTGAAGGAGCTCCAGGTGTATCACTTGTAGATGAAGGAATAAATGGGCTTAGGAAATCTTCCCATGTATTCTCTTTACCAAACCAATGATAGTATTTTGCTGTCTTAGAAGTCACTTCTTGATACACCGCATCCGCGATGGTCTTTTTGAACTTCTGTTTGAACATTGAATATGATGACATTTTATTATCCTACAGTAACAACCCATGAAATAGCAATAGTTTCTGAACCTGATTTTGTAATAACAGGGAATGTAGTACGGCAAAGCATAGTACCATAAGTGATCTTATGATTTGAACCAAGACCTGATGTAATTGCAATAGTTGATGGAGATCCAGCTGTAGCATTAGCATAACTAGTAGCTAATTTAATTGTATCAGCATCGATACGAACTACATAATAAGTACCACCATCTGTTAAACCTGAAATAGCAGTACCACCGCCGTCTGTGTATGTAACTTTATCGCCTGTTGTAAGACCATGAGATGTGTATGTAATTTCATGAGAGCCATCATCAACGTCAGTATCACCATCAAATATAAGAACTGCTGAATCATCTTTGTTAAAGATTCCAGCTTCAACTATTGAACCGGTTCCAACTCCAGCACCGAAAGTTCCAGTAAATGTTACATTAATTCCTGAAGCTGTTGCTGATGTTGTTGTTACTCGAGCTAATTCGTTAACTAAAGTTGTTTGAGATAAAGCACCTGTCTGAGCGTCATCTCCGATAGCCATATAGTTCATTGGATCATATGTTGAAGAATCTACTATTCTTGAAGCAATGAATTCTTTACCCGCGGTTACGACAAGATTAGGAACCTCAGTGGAATGTACTAGTTCTTTCTTATCATTAAATTTTTGTATTAACAATTTACCTGTTAATTTGATACTGTCTTTAAGCATTGTTTACTCCTATGGTCCTGTAATAATTGGTGAAGAGTCAGTCACTGTCACCGTTGATGTTAAGTTATTCCTACCGTCACCATAGAATGTTATAGTTTCTGGTGGGTTGTAGTATTCTTCTGGTATCATATAGTTTTCTCCATCATATGGTTCTATTCTAATCTTACCGCCTAGATCAGATGGATACACGCGTTCGTCACCACTTATAAGTTTATTTATAGTAGCAAAGGTGGCTTTACCTCTCCATTCTCCTAGTTCTAATTCTGCGGTAACTCCTGGTTCATAAGTATTTTGGATCTGATATTCACCAAATAGAGCTGTGCCGGCTGGATGCAGATAAGATTTAATAAGAGCTTTATATTTTTCAAGCTTTTCGTCAACTGTAATAAGATATGAGTACTTTTGCCATCTATAACTATCTTGCAAGAAGATATCATCATCAAGGAATCCGTCATTAGAAATATAATAACCTTGATATTTTGCAACAGCACCAATATCAAATCTAATTAACAGATAATCTGGATTATTACCTTGACCGCTTACAGATTCTTCAAAGAATTGTTGAATAACAGTACCAACATATGATGGATCAGTGTGCGCTATTTCAACATAATTAGGATTCATCACATAACCAAAGTCATCATATTTTTCTACAATAGAATCATTAGGCAATGAATATTGAAGAGTTGAATTCTTGGTAATTTCTAATGAAGATGTTGCAACTATAGGTTCATTTGACTGAAGTAAATAGAAACTAGAATCATATCCACATCCATATCTAATAGTTGCCAAATTAACAATACCACCATTTTGATCTACTTTAGTAACTTTTAATAACTGAGTAATAGATACACCGTTT